TTAATTTTATGGTCTGACATAGTTCCGCCTTATAAAATTGCTATGTAAGCAAAGACTAGGGCTCTATATAGAGCCCTGTGGTTTGATTTAGTAAGTTCCGCCATCAATTGTGTTTGTCCAAACAGGAGCTGTAGCTCCAGAGTTCATCTGTAACATCTGACCAGCAGTACCTTTAGCAAGCTTAGAGATAGTTGTACCACCAGAAGCGTACATAGTATCACCAGCAGTAAAGCTAGCAATGCCTGTTCCACCATAGCCTACACCTACTGTAGTACCTTGCCATACACCAGTACCAATTGTACCTACAGAAGTAAGGCTTGAACCTACTACTGCAGAACCTAATGAAGTTGCTGATAGTACCGAAGTATTATTAATTTTGAATACTTTACCTGTAGGAACATTAACGTCTTGGTTTAAAGTCCAGTTATCAGCAGCATTATCCCAAATAATTGACTTATCTGACGCGCCTTTAAGAGTGATACCACCACCATCTGCAGTTGCATCTGTAGGGGAAGCCGTTGAGCCTAGTTCAATATTTTTATCATCTACAGTTACTGTAGTAGAGTTAATAGAAGTAAGAGTACCGTCTACTTGTAAATTTCCCGTTACACTTAAGTTACCACCTACTGTGGTAGCTCCTGTTACGGCTAAACTTGTTAGCGTGCCTACTGAAGTAATAGCTGTTTGAGCAGCTGTTAATACTGAACCTGTCAAATCTCCGGTTACATCACCAGTTACATCACCAGTTAAGTCACCAGTTACATCGCCAGCTACATTACCAGTTAAAGCTGCTGTTATAGTTCCTGCTGCAAAGTTACCTGAACCGTCTCTTGAAACAATAGTACTATTTCCAGCAGTTGCTGTAGCATTTGAAGTTACTGTAAACGTTCCTCCTTCTGCGGCTAAAGAACCTGAAAGACCTATACCAGATACAGCACCTGCACCAACAAAATTACCTGTTGTATCTGTGGCTAAGGCTACTGAATTTGCTTGAATAGTTGCAACACCAGTAGAACTAATAAGTACATCCCCAGACATAGCGATAGTTTGCCAGTTAGATCCGTCAGCAATTAATAGATTGCCCGATGTAGCTGTATCCGTATCAACGTTATCTAATTCTGCTAAAGAGTTAGAGCCTAAATACTTAGCAGCAATCTTCTTGTAAGAAGAAGCTGAAGCATCATAAATTAGTACATAGTCATTATCACCATCAGGGTTTGCAGCTAGTGCAGTTTGTCCTGTAATAACATCTGTATGTACCATTGCCTTCTGTACTGCTTCATTCTGAATAGTAGCATTAAGAGTTGCATTTGCTAAATTAGTAAATGTAGCCGTGCCCCCTAGGTCCCCACTAAGAGTGAGTGCTGGACTAATATTGGGGCTTAACGTCATAGCAGCATTAGCTAAATTAGTTAGAGTAAAGCTACCTGTCATTCCACCAGTAACAGTTACCGTAGGATCACTAACATTTAGGTCTAATGAATTATCTGCATCGTCATAAGTGACTGATATACCACTTTGGGTACCAGCACTGAACATAGCACTAACTACATCTGAAATGCCCTCTGCACCACCGATAGTATCTATAGTCGTACCAGATGCTCCGATATATAATTCTTTCTTATATTCGTTATAGGCTAATTCGCCTTCCGATAGTGTAGGAGCACCTGAACTGGAGTTCAGAGCGCGTTTAATTTTTATTGTATTTGCCATTTAAAAGTAACCTCCGTTTAAAGTTACGTCAGTATACTCTGAAGTATCTGAGCTTTCCGATAGTTGTGCATCTAAGGTTATTTCTTCCCAAGTTGTATTCCTATAAACCATAAGTTTATTATCGGTTGTGTTATACCACAAATCTCCTTCTTGGAGATTTGTATCGGTTGCAGCTGGTGCTGCGGATTGTACGAACTTTTGGTCCGCTACTTGATGCAATGCATCCTGTATATTTGTAGCTGTAATGGTTCCCACTGGAGTAAAGATAATATCTCCTGCGTCCCCTACTGCTATCGAATTCGTTGTTATTACTACTTCATCAGTAGTAATCGTTATTTCATTACCTGTAGTTTCTGTTACTGTTACTATAACTGCCATATCTATAACCCCGCACTAATAGTTGCTCTTCCCTGTATTAGACGAGTTACTTTACCATTACTGGTTTTTACAAGATTCACAGTGTATAAATACTCAAAACTAGAATCTAGTAACGTGGTTTCAGATGCAGAAAGCGATAATCTAAATTTACCTTCCGCTGCATTAATTATGCTGGCAGTGATACTAACAGGGTTCTCATCATAGTGGGATTTTGCTATTTTTGCATCAAAAGAGTATCCATCTAAATTTAAGTCAGTGCCAGCAGTGGCATCTACCTCTAAAGTCAGCTCCCAGGTAGAACCCTGCTCAATACTTAAATTGTATGTACCTGCTGCCATAATAAATTCCTTATTAAAAAACCTTGCACGTACGGCTCATAGCCGCATGCGCTTCAAACTGATTAGGAAGGATACACCAGATTATTTTAATGATCTTCCTTTATATGTTATTATATCAAAATCCAACAAAAAAGTCAAGGGTTAAATTTTTTATGTACCTTGTAACTCTTTTATCTGTACTGCTTGTTTTTCCACCATATCTTTAAGCTCTTTAATAGCTTCGATGTATAGTGAATGCAGAGCATCATATTCTACAGTTTTAAAAACTTCCTCAGTTCCTGTATGTAGTGGTAATGCTCTATCCGTTACAGCTTGTGGTAGTACTTTTTCAACGTCCTGTGCAATTACACCTGCGGACCTTTCACCACTATTCTTACGTGTGAACTCCACTCCGTTAAGTTGTGAAACTTTAGTTAGTGCATCTTCTACTGTGGAGATAGCTGTCTTTAATCGCTCATCTGAAGGTGCAGTATAATACGCAACTATACTACCGAGTACGTGTAGATCCCCATCACTTTTAACTTGAGCTTGAGTTGCGCCGTCTAGTACCATATCTATTGTTGTGGCATTAATTGCTACATGGTCATTATTGTCAATACCTATATGGGAAATTCCAACTCTTAAATCTGATAATAATGAAATGATAGGAGTGCCTCCAGTCAAAGCTGCAGCTTTAATACCAGTTCCTGCACTATAAGTAGTATCATTATCAGTAGGGGTAGCCCAAGTAAATGAACCGTCTGCATCAGATCTTAAAAATTGAGTAGCCGTACCGTTACCTGATACATTTAATTTATCAGCATTAACAGCATTAGAAGCAATTTTAGCTGTAGTGACACATAGGGGGCCTAAATCTGTGGTTGCTACTTGACCTGCTTTAATGTCTGTATACGATGTGCCATTGTATACTTTAAGTAGGTTAGTAGAAGTATCATACCAAAGCATTCCTGCCACTGTCGTGAAACCCGGTAAAACCGGTGCGGCAGAATTACTATTACTAGATAAAATTGCTCCTAGTACGCTGTTAATATCAGTCCTAGTTAGTGGGAAAGTTTGATTAGAAATGTTGTAGTCATGTATTGCCATATTAGTATCCTATGCTAGTCCAATTAAATGTTTTTTGTGTAGCAATATCGCTACTGTTAAAAAAAGTTATAGTAAATCCTGCGCTATCATCATCTACTATAGTATAATAATCCCCAGAAAATGCTCCTTGTAAAGTTATAGCCACATTAGGAGGGGCCTGAAAAGGGGTAGGGTACACAATTTCTTTAGTACCATTATTAGTACCAGAATCAGTAGTCAGTCCAATATCTCTCTTAGTTGTATCTGGCATATCTATTGTTACGGCTAATTTATTTATCTGTACATTATTGGAAGCATCTTCTGTTATTAATTTAGCACGGAATTCCATACCCCACGCAATATAATCTCCTACAAAGAAAGTACCCCAAGATGACCAGTCAGGGTTTTCAGTCCAAGTATTAGAACCATTAGCAGGAAGTTCACAAGCTGTTTTATCAGTATAAATACTATTTGAGCAATTAACGAATGGAATAGTAGGGTCTAATAGATTAGTTCTTATTTCCAAGGAGGCGTTAGTTCCTGATATATCAGTACCATCGAACGTCCCAGATCTAGCATCAAAGTTACCTGAAGCATCATCAAATAGATTAGCTTCCGCGTATCCAGTACTTGCATAAGCACTAGTAACTCTACTAGTATATACCGCTCCTAAATCAATTTTTTTATCTGTAAAGTAGTAGTATCCAACCCCTATACTAGTGTCTGTAATTTTTATTGCAGCATCGGCGGTAAGATAGGTAATATTGCTAGTTCTGGTGTCGTTAATACCTGTACCTGATGTACCATAACCAAAGCTAGGATCTTGTGTAACCAGCCTTACTGCATTTAACGCTAATAAATCTGCAACATTAGAAGTTACTATAGCAGCTGTACTCGACTCATTACCGGAGGAATCTAGAGCTTTAATGAGGTAGGAACCCGATAATAGAGGTACTGAATAAGAATCTAAAGTACCGGGTACAGTTTTTGTAATATCGGAAGAGCCTGCCCATGTAACACCTGTTGTATTACTAGTATGACGTATCCAATAAGTACCTCCAGTAACTACATCTAGATCTGCTACTCTATCCCATTTTAACTCTGCTAAATCTATACGCGCTGTCATATTAAAGTTAAGTACATCTGAAGGTGGAGTTAATTTACCGTATACCTCAGCGGTTAAGCTGATAAAAGGTGAGTATAGCATTAGAAAATCCTCCTTGTCTTAACTCGAAACTCTAGCGTACCTGCTGGAGCATCATCAATAATAACACTTTGTGCCGAAGTTTCACCCATAGAAATCCAGTTTGTAATAGGAGATGTTCTTCTCCATTCAACATAGTACGATGCAACATATGGGTAAGTAGTTGAGGTACCTGTAGTTTTTGGAGCCTCCCAAGAAAATTCTGCTCTATTTTTAACATTACTCATTGAATCAACGTATAATTCCTCCTTAATAGATAAATTAGAAGGGGCCGGTATTGGATCACTAGGATTAGGTAAACTACTAGTAGACTTAGTAGAAAATGTTATATTCTCCTCTATCAGACCATATTTAGCCCCATGATACCTCAATGCGGAAACTTCAACTATATTAGGCCCGCTCTCCCTAGTCATTAATACTCTAAAGTCTTGGGCCTCTACAGTCCCTATCTCCTCTAATATCCACATATGATTAACGGTAGGAGTATTCTCGAATGCAGAGGTTACTGTAAGTTCTGTTACTAGAGCGTCTGAGGATACGTAGCTAACATCTTTTGTCTCTACCCACACATAAGGCTTCCACTCATTATCTATGTGTGCATTTAAACATATAGATTGTGGACTAGTCCAAGTATTAGTAGGGGTCCAAATAGCATCTATTATACATATACAGGCATCATAGTCTTCCGATCCTGTAGCAGTACCTCCGGAACAAGTTCCTGAGGATTGTAAACAAGTGTCTTCTGTACTATATGAAGCATTACTACATGATAAAGCACTAATGGACTGTTTAACCCCTGCACGTATACACGCCGCTTCTGTATTAATTACAGATAACATATAATCTTTATGTCCAGTAACAGTAGTAGGAGAATCTAATTTAATAGTAGTAGTTGTACTACCTGAAGCAATTCTACCTCCATAACGAACACCCGCTTTATGAGAATCGGCTACCTTAATAAGGTCTCCAGGCCTAATTGCTGCGCCTTCCATACCTGTTGAAAAGGATATAACTTCAGTTTCGTATCTTTCAGTATATAAAATCCACTTGCCTACCCTACGAGCCTGTCCTTGCGAAGTACAGCCTACAGCAATTACATCTGTAGAAAAAATCTGGTTATTGGCAACAAGTATACCTGGAGCATCCTCTACATACTCAACATTTTGTCTATAAAAATCCTCTGGGTTATTCCAAGTAACATGCGCTACGTTATGTCTTTGTTTCCTAGAAGTTCCTTCATAAGTAAAGGTACCATTAATAACATTAGCATCAGAAAAATTCATAACCGGATCTTTAGGTGCATCTTGTACAGCGCTAATTTGTCCTTGTTGCCAGTATATCATACCTCGGAAAATTGAGGATATATCATTTAGTACTTTGAAAGCTTCTTCCCTTCCTTGTAAGTATAAATTACAAGCAAACCGTGCTTCTTTATTAGTCCATCCATCGTCCACTCCGACAAAATTTCCGGAGCTGTCTACGGCATCACAATACTTTCCAATTTCATACAAAGACCACTTATCCATTTGACTAGCAGAAAGCCACTTACCTAATCCGTATCTTTCATCAGTACATAAGTCGTATAAAATCCAGGCAGGATTACAAGTCCATGCAATATCAAATGTACCATCCCAAGACCCTGAATATAGATTATCTCCAGGCGAGGTACCTGACCAGGTGCCTCCCGCTAGCTCACATCTATCTTTGCGTCTATAGCCCGATAAAGTGCAATGCCCCGGATCGTAAGGAGTATAGTTACTAGGAACTTTTATCTTTACTCCTTTTATTTCGTATGCTCTGTTAGGTATAGAGGTAAACTGTCTAGCATCAAACTGCGAAGCTATTATAGCGCTATTAGGGTACCTTAATTTATTATCTATAATTTTAGTATAAGAATTAAAATACAACTCATTTTGTATTTTTGCAGTATCATCAGCGTCATCGCTAGTCCTTTCTACTTTAATAGATATAGAAGTAAACCCAGCATCCTTCCAAGATTGGGGTATGTCTAGTCTATATGCTCTTTCATATTTTGATGATGTCTTCCCTGTAAAAGAATCTGCTATATGCTCTACCCAATTACCTTCGTTATTTTTATCTCTGTATATTTTGAAGGATACAGTAGAACCATGCAAGTCTCCATTATCGTTATCTCCATCTAAAAGAGCTGGGGTATTTAGTATAACTCTTACTGCATCTACTGTAGTAGATGAGAAGGTCTTCTCTACGGCTCCGGCAGTTTTAGTTACTTTAACATTAACACCAACTGAATTTTCTGTTCCTACAAACCCTGGTATACTATCCTGAGAGTTGGTACCCGGTCTAGTTTGGTAGGATACATCATCAAAATTACTATTACCTGCAGAGTCTTGTAAGGGAGTTTCATTTAGGTAAATAGACTTTTGAGCACTTAATAACCCTACTATCTCACCTTCTGATAGTAGGTCAATAACGCTTGCTTTAGAGTCTGAAAATAATGTATCGTCATCCTCTACCGGTGCAGTTGAACCACCACCGCCAGCACCTCTAATCCAATATGTATTACTCATGCTGTTTCCTCTGGATCATAATCCTCTGGTGAAAGTCCTGCACTTATAACAGTTCCCCCTATTAATAATTGACCATAACATACTGGAATGGCATAACCTTGTCTAGCTGTATTAGTAGCTCCGTCAAACCCATAGTTCGTAGGCTTATCCCCGTCTGGAAGTTCAGGGGTTGGTGCTAGTAAAGCAGCTATTCCTCCTAGTAGAAGTGATGCTCCCAACTGCATCGCCATTTGAGAGTATACAGGAGCGGTATGGTTAATCATACCTGATACAGCTTGCTGTTCCGCTAACGTAGCTGGTGTGGCAACTGCCCAAGGCTGCCATATGAGTAAAGCCCCTAACAATATCATACCTATAGCTTTACCATCTCTACCTGCTCCTATTACTACAGGTATTATTTTGATTTCTTGGCGTCCCGAAGGATGCCCTAGCTCAGAATAGTCCTCAACATAAGAATTTCCTACTATTACTTTATACCCAACACCTCGTTCCCCCGAAGAAGTAATAAATTGTCTAAACCCTACATTATTAACGTCAAGTGCTTTGAAAGCCTCTGCAGGCGAGTCTATATCTAAGGACCACTCCTTACCATATTTCTCTGCTAATTCTCCGTAAAGTGTTACTTTCTTCAACATAATGATTTGTGCCTTAAATGGTGCGTGGTATGTTTTCTCCAATATCCCCCATATAGTTCTCTATTAGATAGTCTACCGTGTACATGATGTAAAATTTTATCGTTTCCAATAAAAACTGCGGCATGGTTTGGTACAGATGAAACTAATTTTATTAAAAAGACATCATATTTTCTAATGTTATTTTCATCAAGTATCTTAACAAAACCCTGCTCTTCATAGTTTTCTAAATATCGGTTCTCACCTTTATCCCACCAGCCGTCTTGACCACTGAAACATTCAAAATCGATATTTAGCTCTTTTTTGTAATAATCTCTAATTAATGTACAACAATCTAAAGTTCCATAACTAAATTGTCTGCCTACTATTGGCGCTTCGTACCCTGAGGGCTCCCAACTATGTAATCTGTTACCTGGCCAGCTTAGAATATGCCAAGGCTTATTAGAGGTTTCACAGGAAACTTTATCTGCTTCGGAGGGCTTGCAAGTTTCGTTAGGGTGAGAATGGCAAATCCCTATAATAACTCCTGTATCTTCTGCATCCGCATAACTTACTGGATCTATTATAAAGTACTCTTCCGCAAATTCTGCTATATTTTTTGCGGGGAAGTACTTCTCTTTCTTGCCTACCCCTATAATAAACCCACAGGCTTCTTTAGGGTACTCCGATTCTACATGTTTTCTAAAATCATCTAAGGTTTTTTCATTCATCTAATAGAGCCCATATTAATACCGGCTCCTGGAAACCCTCCAAAAGGGCTCTCTGCAGGCTCAGGGAACCTCAATTCACAAGCTGTAAAAGTTTTGGAGCATATATCGTTAGCGGCAGAAGTCGCAGCATTATTAATATCCCAAGACCCTGGGGTACTACTAGTACCTCCCCCACTTATTATTACGTCGATATCATCTACATTAGTATATCCAGAACCTCCCGCTGTTACTGTAAATGTAGAAATTCCCCCACCATTAATAGAAACAGTTGCTGTAGCCCCCGTACCAGTATCACTAGTTATAAGTACGGTAGGAACTTCTATATACGCAGCCCCGGTCGCGGATAATATAATTGAAGAAACTGCTTCCGCGGTAACTGTAGCTGTTCCAGCACCTCCATCTGCGTGTATTATAACGTTACCAGTATACCCACACTCTACTCCTTTGTATAACCAAGGGCATGAGTTAGCTACCACCGTTCTAGAAGGTAGCTTAACTCCGTGTATATCATGTGCCGCAGTTAATTCAAATTGAATATGAGTCCTAGTTTCTACAGCTTTTCTATCTACATACCAAATCTCTTCTGGAAAATGTGCAGTATCATCGGCTATAGCAGAAGTGTACCATATACCTGGTCCAGCTGCAGCTTCACAAGTAGTTTTATTGTATACTGTCCAAGTACCCACAGAACCGTTTTTATTACAGTCTAAACAGTCTGATTTACTCAGACTTGGATCCGACCCTGATTCTCCGGTACATGCCCCCGCGGTTGGATAACCACTAGTATAACAATAAGAGTCTAAATACTTTGCGAAAGTTTTCTTTCTTGTAATCTTTGCACCAACTAAATCATCATAACTATTAATAACGCTAGATAAAATAGAAGTAATATTAGCTACAGTAACTGTAGGTCTAGGTATCGATCCCATACCAGAAAACTCAAAACCTTCGGCTTCAATGGGCATAGCTGAATATCTATTACCCTGCCATACGACTTCTTGCATATTCTCATTTATACCAGAGTGCCATCTAAGGATTGGCTCGGTTAAAGGTGCAATACCTGCAGATAAATCAAGTTCAAATAACTCAATAATTGCCCCCGGCTCAAAGCCGTGTATATCTGCTGTAATTTTATCACTCATGGTTCAAATACCCTTGTAAATGTTGCTGTTACGGTTCTAATACCTGACAAAGTTTCTTGAGAACTCCACTTTGCGCAAGTATACTTCTTATACGGATAAATAGTATAAGCTTGACCAATCGCCGAAAATATACTCGCTGCTAATGTTAGAGTAGTAGGATTAAGTACCTCCGTTACAGTACTAGTTACTGCCGGGCTGGCATCGTGATTCGTAATTGTAGTATTTAAGTATCTAGCAGTGAAAAATTGAGTATCATCAACCAACTCAGAAGCTGATACATATGTTGTAGTACTACTTACTTCATACCCAGTAGGGTACCAATCAAATGCAGTTACTCCTCCTTGAGTTTCAAGAAAGTCTACAATCTTGTTAGCTTCTGCAGATGTTCTATTTTTCCAAGTTAAGCTCCATGACTCCGGTAAGTTATTTATACCAGCAGCTACTCGCTGCTCGTATCCGTCACCGTAAGCAGCTACCAAAACTCTAGGCTGTTGGTCCGCTTTGAGCCCCCTATCTGGGGTTATGTTTACATCTATATTAAAATTTGCCATAATTAGTATCTACTAAGTAGTCCTCCAGGTCGTTTCTGATCTACTAGTTCCGCTTGTACTGCTTGTGAAACCATGTAACCAAGTTGTTTAGCGGTATCTCCATCCATTCCAGAACTAGTATTAGATTTAGCATTTCCATCACTGTCAATTGTAACATTAACTGTAATATTATTTTCTGTACTACCTGTTGCTCCTATTACTGGGATTGACTTTCCATCAGGTAGCGGTACTATCGCTTCGTTGTATTTACCTTCTCCAACTAAACCTAGTGTAGGTTTAGTAACGGTGCCCCCGCTTGCGAAAGCTTTAAAGCCTCCTGAAAGAACACCACCATTTGCTAGACCAAATATACTACCTAAAGCCGAAGACATTAAGTTAGAACTTACAGTACTCAAAGAACTTACTATTAGAGACTTAACATTAAGGTTATCATTCATTATCTGAGAATGTAGATTATTCTTTAGAGAAGTTCTAATATCCAAACTCATATTTTCAGTCGTATAGTCACCTGTAGGGTTTTCTGTAATTATAGGTTGGCCCTTCTGGTCTAGAGTTACAACAGTCGGACGTATCTCATTAACATTTGTCATATTAATGTCTAGTACACCGTCTGTCGACCCAGCGCTTGCTAAAGCTTGTGTTGCTAATATGTCTGTTTCAGTCTTTCTAGTATTCTCTGCTATGTCTGCTAAGGTTAGATATTGATTATTGAGACTCGCTTCAAGCATGTTAATATACTGATGAGTAGGATCCGCTTTCATATCATCTATAGTATTACTAGTAGAGGGGGTATTTAGATCAAAAAATTCTAATATACTTCTACCAATTTCTAGTCCCATATTCCAGTATATTTCTGGAGCAGACAAAGACTCAAGTTCACCTTTAGTAGCCATTATATCTTGTTTAATAATACTTAGGTCATCTGAAAATGCCCCACTATCAAACTCTTTCTGTAGTGCTTCGTACTCTCCCTCTTGTCTCCCGAATCCCTCATTTGGCATCCTATTGTAAAGCCTAATGTGTTCTATATCGCCCTCTCTATAGGCGTCTTTCATTGCCTGAGTAGCGAATATGTCTTCATAATACTTCGTTAGCTTATTTATAACGTACTGTAGAGCAATATAAGCTAGTGCAACTCCTCCAACACCTTTCCCCATCTTCACCCTTAACTGAGCCTTCCTAGCTTTTTCATCTGCTGCTTCGTTAGCCTTTGCTATCGCTCTATTCTTTTCATATTCAGCATCTTGCTGTGCCTTGTATTCTTGTATTCTTATCTCTTTGTCGAGAATTTTTTGCTTTTTCTCTTGATGCCATTTGTTCCAATTTGCTTCATCTTCTGCTATTTTTTGCTGTGCTTTCAGTTGACTCTCAGCCTGTTTCTTTAGATATCCCTCGCTCTTATTTATTCCTTTTTCCCAATCTTTTGGAATTTTTTCACCGGGCTTAAAGTAAGTGCCACGATCTGAAGACTTCGGGTCGTGGTATAAGGTTTTATTTTTAAGATGACCCATCCCTGGCCCTGGTTCTGATACATTCATTAGTACGGCAAACCTCTGTTGAAGGCCTCCCTCTACCAAATTTATCTTAGTCTCTAAAGACGAAAGTACTTCTTTAAATTTATCAGTAAGTATGCCCCATACGTCTTTAGATATTACGTCTTCTGCTTTAGTACCTGAAGGTAGTGATGCTAGGGCAGTTTTGGTTCTTACCAATATTTCCTCAACTATCTGACCCATTGGGTACAGTCTTGCAGTATTAACATTTCTTTTATGGTGTATATTTTTAGTTTCTTCAAGCTCCCCTGAACTATTAGTCCTTATAGTAGGTACCTTTTCTGCCAGCCCCTTATACATATTCTTGTTTTCAGTAAACCATTTATCCCACTGAGTATTGTCACTGTAACTAGAGTGATTCTCTTCTCCGAAGTGCTGTCCTGTGGTATCAGAATGGTTCTTCTCATGAATTAGAGTCTTTATCATCTCTGCCAAAGCTGAAATGTATACTGTACCTGTAGCGCCTTCATTAAACCCATTCAGATTATTCTTAGAGTTCTTTGCTTCTTTAAGAAACTTAATCTCCTGACCTCTGTTCTTTCCTAGAAAGAAGTCCGGATCATCCAAGAAAGCAGAGTTTTCTGGTAACATCTCAATAGAATTTAGTAGAGCATGGGCAAAAGTTAACTGAGCACCTTCCATTGTCTTAAATCCATCCATAAAAGAATTTTTTAAACCAGGTATTGCTGTCCATCCCTCAGCCCCTAAATCCGCATCAGTTTGCAATTTCCAATTTCTTGAAGATATATTCTCTAGAGCTGCTTTCTTTTTATCACTTAAATCCTCATAGCGCCCAGAACCGCTTAGGCGATAGGCTGTATCCTCTGAAATATCTGGTTTAGTACTAAAGAAATCTCCGATATTATCAAGATAGCTACTATCAGGTGTGTCATCATCTGGACCTATCCAGTCATTAACAGCTTTCAAAGTAGTAGTCATTTCTTTCATTAACTCTGGCAGTTTATCTAATGCCGGGTCTAGTTTAGTCAGTACAGGTACAATTTTATTATCAAGTACATCTACAAAGTGACTAATATCCTCTGCTGCGAACTGTAAAGGTGCTCCTACCTCAAAAGATATCAAAGTATCTAACTCATCTAAAGTTTTTATTGCCATCGCATCTAGAAGCTTAAAAGCATTAACCACATGTGTATTAACAGCGGTAAGTATCCTAGTTACTGAAGGTTTCATTCCTTTAGCAATATGCCCCGCCCAGTCAAGCATGCCCGGATTGTCCGTATCGTCCGTAGGCTCAGCTATATCAGCTCTAGTCATAGATAAATTACTACTATTTACTGCACCTATGGTAGCCGCAGGGTCTATAAGGCTAACAGCTTTGCTTAATTCTTCTATACTTGCTTTAGATATTGTACTACCTTCAGAATGAGATTTGAGTGCGGTTGAAATTTCATTAAGTAGTTTACTCTGTTTAACACGCTCAGTGTATTCCATAGCATCTTGTGCTGATACTGATGTGCTTGGGGTTAATTTAAATGCATCAGGATTCATTACATTTACATTAAGCGCATTCCCTGAAAATGAAGCAATTATATGGTTAGCTGCTACAGTTAGTAGTTTATTCTGTTCAGTTACTTTAAACGAGCTCCCTGAGAATGCAGTATGAATATCCTTAGATGCTGTTGCTAACTCAATGCCTTTAAATGTGTTCTTTATTAAATCAGAGGCCTCACTTAATGAAGCACCATTGAAGTCTTGAATTTTTATTTTACCCTCAGATCCTAAGGCCTGGGTCAGAGCATCCATTCCCTTCTTCATGGACTCTCCTACTGCTTCAGTAAAACCAGGTATATACATTCTAAATCCTGGCTGAGCACCTTTATCGTAGCCGGTAGGATTACCAGATGCATCCAAACCAGTTGCTGTGCTAGGCTTCGGCTCTCTTCCTTCAACAAATGACTTGGTAAGATTTTCAGTAGCTTTAGCAAATATATCCCATCGGACCTTGGCCATCTCGGATATTAAAGTCTCTAATGCTGTCTGGTTGTCATTCAGCTGTTCTCCAAACTGGTTGAATTTGGGGTCCTGGCCCATGGTTTCTCTGTATGCATTTACGAACTTAAGTAAATCTGAATTCAATCCAACAAACCATTTATTGGCTTCCTCAGACATAAATTTAGAAGTACCCATACCCTTTAGCTGCTGTGCTATATCTTTAGTAGCTGCTGCTTCTGTCACGGTATTAATATCTTTAGTAGTCGATCTCCACGCGGCCATCAGTGCATTAATTAAAGTAGTTTTATCTACTACAGCCGCACCCTTATACGTATCTAATCCGTCTTTCATAAGTTTTTCGTAAAGCTCTTTCTGCCCTGCTAACGCGTCTACTGCTAATACTTCTGGTGTATACTCTGTTGTAATCTTACCCGATGCATCTTTTACTTGAGATACGGCATCAGCATGAGCCACTGCAGCTGATCCTTCCCACTTCTCTGAAAATTTCTGGCGGGCTGATGTTGCTTCATTTAAAGATGTAGATGAATTAAATATCTGAGGAGTCTGTTTCTTTAATTCAGCTAATATACCTTGTAGTATAGATACCTGGGTTTGTGGTAATATAACATTTAATATTGCATCCTCTACTCCAAACCAACCTTTCAGTATTTGGTGTAGTAAGCCTGCACGATCATCTTCCCCTTCTTTAGATCCGAAGTTAAAGAAGCTCTTGCCTTTTCCGCCGAAGATTCCATCAGTTACTACTGTGGACAGCATTGTAGCAGCACTTCTGGCTAACCCTTCACGTAGTGCTGTTTCCCAATCTGTTTCGGGATCTCTATCCAGTAGTAAGTCAGTTAATACTGAAGTTAGAGCTAACCCAAAAGTACTAGCAGTTTCCGCCATACTATTAGCTAGCCAACTAACTTCTTCATCTAATTTAGCTTTAGTTAGCTCATCCTGGGTCTCCTTAATTGCAACACCTAGCATTAAAGCTGCTACCTCTGATCTAGTTGCTCCAAGTGCCTCATCCGTTACTTTTCTCTTTAGTAGTAGTAGGCTTCTCTCTGTGTCTAATAGGACCTGTTGCTTACCAAAGTGATCGTCAGAGTTATTTAGAATGAATAACTCGTCCTCTAAATTCGCCTTCTTACTAACTAATAGTTGTCCTTCTTTAGTATACGCCAGTTTAGCTAATTTAGCATAATCCTTTAGGCTCTTATCTGACTTTATTAATCCTTTATTACGTGCTTCTTGGAGCTGTGATAAAACAGCAGCTATCTTATCTTGTTCTTTAAAAGTATCTCTAGTATTCTCAGCTATATGTAAAGTATCATTTTTAATTTTGTTGAAAGACGCTGTTACAGTTACCAGCTCCCAGTTATCTATATCAGTTTTTGATGCCCTGAAATCCTTCCTCATATCTTTTATATGCTGGGACATTGTGTACGTAGTACCATTAACCTTAGCCAGATGTTTGCCTAATTTTACCGCGGATACCCCAGCATCAGCTATCTTCTCGGCGAATAAGCCAATAGCTGCTGTAGTAGCTTGTAGCTCGGCTCCTTTTAAGGTTCCATCCGTCACTCCCGTAATCAAGCTATCCGTCATATTCTTAAGCTCTTCCCTCATAATAGACTGCCTGATAAGAGCTTGAGCCTCTAGAGAAGAATTACCTAATTTTTTTAATTGTACATTTTTAGCTTCTAAATCATTAAGTTTAGTTGCTTGAAGAATAAGTTCATTATTAATCTTGATAGCATTCTGACCAAACTGTTTTACTATAACTGATGTGATATTCTTACCCTCGAACATAGCATCGTATATACGGTCCCCTACTTTCTTTAAATTCGCCTTCTGCTGCTGAATATTCTTTTCTTCCGCTGCCACTAAATCGGTACCCATTATACCTTTATTTTTAGCCAATAAAGTTTCTTTCTCTAGAATTCTAGCCGCCTCTTTCTTGAAATACTTAGCATCTACTGCGTCTGCATCATCTAATAATCCTATTTTGTTCAGGTAATTTATTCTGGCAATCTTAGCTATAGTGTCAGTATCGCTCTTGAATAAGTTTATAATCTTTTTCTGACTAGTAGCCATCTCTTTATAGCTTGTGTCTGCTACTAGTTTGTTAGAAAATTCTGCTCGTGCCTTACTATACTTAATCCACTCATCGGAAAGCTCCTTAACACTATTGGCAGATTTTCTAAAATCAACGGCTTCTTTGGCTTCTACTCTAGTAAAAGTCTCCAGAAGTTTAGTCATTAAATCAGTTTTGCCTTCATCTGATAAATACTTGGTAAGAGCCTTAAAATCTTCTACAGATTTAGAATCTCTAAGAGCTGTCATCAGCTCTTTTGTTCTATCTGCGGTATCTTCACCGAAGTAAGGGTGCTTCAGTATGAATTGATTAATATCAGACTGCATCGCTTCCACTGGTGCTGTTAGTCCTCTACTATCTCTATTTTGGAAGGCTAAATCAGCTGCATCTTGTAGAGCGTCATCATACCCGTAGTTAACCTTATCTTTAACCCAGTCCGATATAGCCCCTGGAATATCCGATGCAAAGTCCCCTTTAAGAGAGGAAATTGTCTCAGACAATGCTTGACTAATTTGCTCTGATAAATTCGCCTTAAATTCTGAATTTTTTAATGATTGTGCAAAGCTAGCCGCTAAATTATCAAAACTAATATTGTAGTCTTTATTAACCGCTGTTTGAAGAGTTTCCTTTAAAGTATCTGAAAGATTATTAGCAGCTTCTGTTGCTTTTCCGTATACATCTTTTATACCAGTTAGGATACTACCCAGCATGCTTACCATAGAGTAAACCATAAATATTTTCATTAGGGCACTAAAAGCTGCTCCTATTGCGTGTATAGCCCCTACTGCCACATTGGAAAAATGGGTAAAAGTTTTGCCAACCCCTAAAAGTACTTTACCAAATCCCTTGGCTCCTTTTTCGGCTACTCTCCAACTTCTATTTATATCTCTAAAGTTCTTTTTAAAACCTTGGAAGAAGCCTAAAGAACTATAAGAGGTATTTAACTTTAATATAAAGTTTCCAAAAGTAACCGCAGTCTTTACAATGGCTATCTGTAATGTCTGTATTTTAAGAGAAAGAGTAGTAATAGCTGAAGAAGCCCCTAACGATGCTCTGTTAACTAGTAGCATAGCCTTGCTGGTGCCTACCATAGATTTTCTTAGTGGCTCCCAACTTTTAGCAAAATCACCTACCTGTTCTCTATCCATCCCTGCTAATAGACCGCCTGTTACTATTCCCTTGCCTCCCTTCTTAAGATCTCTGGCTATTTGGGCACGAGCGTAAGCAATAGTAGCCCGCATACTATTAGCTAGGCGTGTTTTGGATTTTTTGCTAGTTATATCACTAGACATTATATCTATTAGATTAGCACTCCTCTTACCTTTAGTACCTTTTTCAATAAGGTCTTTAAACATACTAGGTGCTTTTATAATCTTTTGTTGGGCCTTCTGTAAGGTAGATAGATGCTTAGCAGTTCTTTTTGTAGCCTTTCCTAACCTGTCTACCCCTTCTGCCATCTTCGTAGGCATAGCAGCTATTTTTTTACCTACCATTCCCAAGGCAGGGAACATCTTCCCTATCAACCCTTTTAGAATAAGTGCTATAAGGGCTGATATAATAATCTTAGAACTTGCTAGAAAATCTAATAAAGGGTCGAACATAGGTAGAACTTTAGTAGAAAACTTATTTACAAGATCCATTACTGTAGCTGATAGTTGTTGGAATACATTGGCTTTTGCACTGTCCGCAATACCCCCGAACTTATCCCCTAGTTGTCCTATAATGGCAGTATACCTAGCCATTAGCTTTTCACTTTCCGATAATTCTGAGGTAGTTTTATTTACAGTCTTAGCAAAGTCCTTATAAACAGTGTCTAGTCTAATAATAACACCGATTTCATCTAGTATCTCAGGCTCTGCTTTAACGATACCACGAGTCAAACGATCCATAGTATCTGTCATACTACGTCCTAGAGCTACTGATGAGTCTAAAGCCGATTTTGTCATTTGAACGATTTGCTTAGTAGCTAGCCCTGCTGTAGAAGCTAGAGCTGCAGAAGTTGATGCTTCTTTGAAATCTAGCATGTATTTAGAAGCTTTCTGTACACTCTTAGCTACTAGACCCATATTTTTTCCAGTCATTTGGGCAAATCGTGTTTGCCCCGCTAACATCATACGGTAATCTGCAGCTTTAGATAGAGCATTAAAGGCAGCACTTAACGCAAATACACGTGCTGCGACTTCTGCGTAAGCAGGAACCAGCACGCCTTGCATGCCTTGTGCTTGTTTAGAGAAGTTTTTCGAGGC